TTCCTCGCCTCCGCCCTCGTCACCATCTCCTAAGGAGCCTGAATCATGGCACGCACCGCTGTACCTGTAACCGACCTGACCGCCGCGACCTCTGTCGCGGACCCGGCAGGCACGACCGCCGACCCGACGAACGGGCACACCATCACCGGTGTCCGCCCCGAAGTCCTCGCCATCCGGGTGAAGAACACCACCGGCGGGGCGCTGAACGCGATCCTGCGCGCCGGCACGTTCCCGCTCGCCCCCGCCTCCGGGCAGGGCGACCTGACCGTGTCCGTGGGCGCCGGCGCGACCGTGTTCATCTCCCCGGCCGAGTCCGCCCGCTACCTGCAGGCTGACGGCTCGATCAGCGTGGACCTGCAGGCCACGTTCACCGGCACGGTCACCGCGTTCAAGGTGAACCGCCGCTGATGGGCGACACGGTTCACATCCTCGGCGAGGGCGGGGGCATCTTCGAACTGTCCCTGCCCCTGCACGAGACGATCGCGGAGAAGCTCGCCAAGGGCCACCTGCGCCGTGTCCAGCCGGACGGTACCCCGTACGTGGAGGGTGACCGGCCCGAGGGCGTCCCGTCCCTGCCGGAGTCCCGCCCCGCACTGAACGCGGTCAAGGCCGAATGGGTCGGCTGGGCCGTGGTCCAGGGTCTCGCCCCGGATGATGCCGAGGCGCTGTCGAAGGCTGACCTGATCGAACGCTTCGGCCAGCCCAAGGAAGAGCCGGAAACCCCGGCCGAGTAGCACCACCGCCGGCGGCGCACACCCTGCGCCGCCGGCACCCCCACACTTTAGGAGCACCGCATGGCTGGCTTGTTCGGCAACTTCGTCGTCCCCGACGCCCTCGCCGCCCCGGCGGATCTCGCCGCCTGGACCGGCACCGCGGCCCCGGCGAACGCGGTGCCGTTGCTGCGCTCCGCCACCACGCTGGTGCTTGCCGCGACGAAGGGCGCCTACTACGCCGTGGACCCGCTCACGGGGCTCGCGACCGACCCCGTCACGGCGAAGGTGCTCAATGACGTGACGTGCATCCAGGCCGCCGCGTGGGCCGCCCTCGGGGTTGACCCGCTCACCGGCGGCGTTGCGGTCGAAGGCGTCGAGTCCCAGACCGGCATCGGCTCGGCCCGCATCACCTACGCCGACGCCTCCCAGGCGTCCGCGGCGAAGGCGGCGTCCCTGACCGACCTCGTCCCCGAGGCGAAGATGCGCCTGTCCCAGAACAACCTGCTCGCCACGAACGTGTGGGTGTACGGGTGAGGGGCATCGGGCGGTTCTTCGTGCACACCGTCACCGTGGAGACACGGACCGGGACCGGCGCGGCCGGGGACGTGTACGCCGCCCCAGTCACCGTGTCCGGCTTCCTCGAAGGGAAGGTCCAGCTCGTCCGGGATGCCACCGGGCAGGAGGTCACCGCGAACTCCACCCTCTACTGCGCCGTGGCCGACGGGGCACGCTTCACCCCCGACACGAAAGTCACCACCGGCGGGCGCGTGTCGAGAGTCATCTCGCAGAACATCAACGACGCCCCCGGCCTGAACCTCCCCGACCACGCCGAAATCTACCTCAAGTAATGGGCGAGACATTCAGCATCCACCTTGACGAGGTCACCGACGCGGTCCTCGCCGCCATCCCCGCCGCCAGCTTCAAGGCCATGACGCACGTCCACGGCGTGGCGGTCAACCGGACCCCGCTGCAGGACGGCAACCTCCGGGGCGAGTCCTACGTGGAGAGCACCCCGGCTGGGGCGGACATCGTCTACCCCGGGCCGTACGCGAGATGGCAGCACTATGAAATCCTGCGGCACGACGTCGGGGAGCGGCTCTACCTCACCACCTCCGTGGTGCAGGAAACCCCCAAGGTCATCGAAATACTGGCCCAAGAATTACGCAAGGTCATTGAGTAGGATGGGGAGCGTATGAGCTACGAAAAAGACCTGCTCACCGGGATAGCGCAGATGATCTCGGATTCGTCGATTGCCGTGTACCGGCCCGTCGGCGCATACGACCCTGCCGAGAACGCTATCGTGTTCGGCGACTACCCGACATCACCCGACACCTGCGTGGTCCTGAACTACACCCCCGTCACGGATGCGACCATGATCCCGATGGGCCGGGGCATCCTCGAAGTCCACTGCCGCGGAGCACAGGGCGACCCGTTCGGAGCGACCGAACCCGCCGTCGCGATCTTTGAGCTCCTGCACGGGATGCGGAACCAGCCCTTCGGGACGGCGAACGTCATCCAGCTCCTGCGGGACCACACCGCCCCGCTGGAGCAGGACACCTCCCGCCGGTCCAAGCGGGTCGACATCTACTTCGTGGACGTCGACGCACCCCCGACCGCCAACCGCCCCGACGGCGGGGAATGGTGACTATTAAAACGCGGCCTTCCTCGGTACGATGAACCCATGAAGAAACTTTGGGGGACACTCGCCGCGCTTACACTCCTGACGGGATGCGCCGCAACCCCTAACCCGGCGCCATCACCCACACCGGATGACAGCATCTTCCTTTCCCAGTACCGGGAACGGTTCCCAGGCGGCACGGACGCCGGCGGCATCCGGATCGGCAAAAGCATCTGCGACGACTACCGGGCCGGTACCACGTTCGCCGGGGAAGTCGCGTACATCATGGCCCAAAACTCGGCCATCACCGCAGCCAACGCCGGCTTCCTCATCGGCGCCTCGACTGCGACGTACTGCCCGGAGTTCAACAACCGGCACTAACCCAGACCCATAACTGAATAGAGGCCCCCGCCGCCACGGGGGCCTCACTCGTTCCACCCCTTCTAGCCTCACGAACCCGTGGGGCTTTTTTTGTACCCAAAATCAGCCCCGTAGGAGGCACCCCGAATGTCAGTTTCCCTTGCCCGCCGCTTCAAGGTGGACGTATCCACCGACGGCACCACCTGGCTGCCCTTCAAGGGCATGCAGGACTTCTCCCCCAAGGAGAACTCCACCACCCAGTCCACCGCGACGTACGACAACGCCGGGTACGACTCCTTCGAGAAGACCCTCACCGCGTGGGAAGTCACCATCAAGGCCAACCGCCCCACCACGGCGGGCGTGTTCGACCCGGGCCAGGAGCTTGTCCGGGCCGCGCAGTTCCAGTTCGGCGATCAGGCCCGCGTGTACATCCGCTGGTATGACCGCAACGGCGCCGCCGGGGCGAAGTCCGGCCGGGCACTGGTGGACTGGAACCAGTCCAAGACCGGTGTCGCGGACGTTGAGGAGGTCACCGCGTCCTTCAAGGGCGACGGCGTCCTCTCCGACATCTCCAACCCGTACGCTGCCGCCGCGGTCCCGGTGATCGCCTCCGCGACCCCGTCCGGTGCCTCCGTGGGCCAGCTCGTCCGGATCACGGGCGCGAACTTCACCGGCACCATCTCCACCACGGGCGTCAAGTTCGGTGCGGTCAACGCCACGACCTGGGACGTCATCTCCGACTCCCTTATCGAGGCTGTCGTCCCGGCCGGCACCGCTGGTGCGGCGAACATCACGGTCACGAACGCCGCCGGCGTCTCGACCGCGTTCTCCTATGTCCGGGGTGCGTAGTTAGTTAGCCCCCAAGACCCGGGGGCGGGTTGCGTGAGAGTGGCCCGCCCCCGCACCACCCCAACTCTCACACCTCACTCTCACAAAGGACTCTCACCATGGCTTTGCGCCCTTACGAAGACATCATCGGCCCCCTGATCATCCCGGTCCGCGGCAAGGAATACACCCTGCCCACTATCTCCCTCCAGGACGGGCTGAGGATTCACGCCGCCGCATCCAAAGGCGAAGACCTCTCCCTCAACGAACTCACCGAAATCATCCTCGGCGACGCGAAAGACGCGATGCTCGCCGACGGCGTCCCCCCATCCGTGGTCGACCGTGCCCTCTGGGCGGGCATCGCCGACTTCCAAGCGGGCCGCGAAAAGGCAGAGCAGGTCTGGGAGCACGGCGTCCCAAAAGAAGTGCTGGAGGAACTGGCAACAGTCCTTCAGGCCCAGATGACCCCCACGGACGCGGCGACTACGACGCCGCCACCGGCCTCTGGGACTGGTACGAACGCCCCGAAGACACCGGCACCCCGGTCGCGTGGGAAGAAATCCTCACCCACCACACCCTGATCGTCGCGGACTTCGCCTCCGAGTACGGAATCCGCCTCCACCGCGAAAGCATCTCATGGGCCGAGTTCCGCGACTTTGTTAATGGTCTCCTGCACTCGGATTCCAGGCTGTGGCGCGCCCTCCGACCCGACGACGAACCGACACAGCAGGGAGAGTAACCCATGAGCGGGCCCACCACCACCGGCAGCATCGACGCGAAACTCACCGTTGACGACTCCGACTTCAAGCGGGGCATGGACGAAGCGAAGGTCCAGGCCAAAGAGGTCGGAGCGCTCGAACCAACGGTCAAGGTCGACGCGAACGTCGGGTCCGCCATTGCGAAGCTGGACGAAGTTGCCGTCGCGGAGCGCCGCTTGGAAGTGGCGCAGCGGCAGGCGGCGAACTCGGCGTCTACCGCCTACATAGCCTACGAACGCTTGAACGCGATGAAGGAAAAGGGGGGCCGCACCGATCTTCAGCTCGCGGCCGCCACGGAGGCATCGGCCCGCGCTGACCGGAACGCGGAAGCGTCCGAGAAGCGGCTCATCGTCGCCACGGAGGCGCTGAACGCGGTCAAGGCCGAAGCGATCCGCAAAACCCAGGAACAGGCCCTCGCGAACGAGGAAGAAACCGCTTCCACAAACCGTTCCACGCAGGCGAACAAGCAGCGCATCGCCGGGTGGCAGATCCTGGTCGCACTCGCCCCGGCGCTCCTTGGGCCGGCGGCGGCGATTACTGGCGCCGCTGTCGGGCTTGGCGCCGCGTTCGGCGTAGCAGGCGTTGCCGGCGTCCTGGCCATCAAGGGCATCAAGGACGAGATGGCGTCAGGTAGCGCGGCAGGCAATGTCTACGCCGCCGGGCTGTCCACCCTGAAGGGTGATCTTGACTCCCTCGCGGGGACCTCCGCGAACGCGATGCTGTTCTCATTCAACAAATCTGTTGGCGACATCAACCAGGCCATGCCGTTCCTAACCACCATGGTCGGGACCGCGTCCGCAGCCCTCGGCACCATGGGGAACACCGCCCTGCGCGGGGTCCTGAACGGGCTCCAGACCATGAACCCGCTCCTGCAGGCCGGTGAGGCCGAACTGTCCAAGTTTGTGACTTGGCTGTTCAGCTTCAACGGAACGAACGGGTTCACCGAGTTCATCAACTACTCCATCGACAACCTGCCCTCCGTGATGCACCTGATTGAGAATCTGGTCATCACGGCGGGGCGGATCCTGTCAGCTTTTGCCCCGCTCGGGCCGGTCGTCATTGGTGTTCTTAATGGCATCACGGATGTACTGAATGGTTTCCCGTTGCCGGTCCTCGCCGGGATCGTCACTGCCGGAACCCTGATCGGGCCCGCCTTGCGGCTGGCGTTCGCCCCCGGCGTGTCGGCCCTCATCGTCTCCGTCGGTGAGGCGATGGGCTTCGCCGGGGTCATGGCGAACCTCGCAGTCCCCGTCGTTGGCATCCTGACCGCGGCCCTCGCCGGCGTTGCCGTCATGTCCGTCACCTCGGCGATGTCAACGAACGCCCAGGCTGACGCGACCAGGAGCGCGACCGAAGCAGCCCAGAACTATGCGACGGCGTTGCAGCAGGACAACGACGCTATCGGCGAGAACGTCCGCCGCGTGGCGGCCAAGGCCTTGCAGGACTCCGGCGCACTTGCCGCAGCCAAGACGCTCGGCATCGAAATGGGCACCGTCACCGACGCCGCGACAGGCAACAGCGCCGCCATGGCTAAGGTCCAAGGCATCATGACCGCCGTGTCTGGCGCCTGGGGTGACGCTGTGGCGTCCGGCCGGAAGATCCCGGGGGTGCTGCAGGATCAGTTCAACGCCATGCAGGTCCTGTACCCGGCGCTGGGTTTGCAGTCGCAGGCTCTCGGTGACGCGAAGGTCAAACAGGATGAACTCGCGGCAGCGTCGCGAGGGCAAAACACGGCCACGGCGCAGCTCGCGGCGTCCTACGGGACCACCGTCGCAGGGCTCCAGTCCGCACAGGCAGCCGAGGAAAAGACGGGCCAGTCCACCGCTGACACGACGCTCAAGATGCAGTTGCAGAACGACGCGGCTGGCTTGCTGAAGATGACGCTCGATGGCCTGAACGGCAAGGCAATCTCCGCCGCGCAGGCGCAGAACGCGTTCGATTCGTCACTGGCAAACATGGGCACCCATGTCGACAAAGTCGGCAAGCAGATTACATTCACCACGGCCAACATCGGGGACATGTCCGCGGCATCTGTCGCCTTGCGGGGCCAGCTCAACGGGCAGGTCTCCAACCTCATGCAGGTCGTGGAGGCCAATGGCGGTCTGGCGAACTCGACGGGCAAGGCCCGCGAGCAGATGGTTACCATGCGCCAGCAGATCATCGACAACGCGGTCGCCCACGGGGTCGACAAGGATGCCGTCACGGCGTACATCGACAAGCTCATGGCCGTCCCGGCATCCGTCCCGCCGACGAAACTTGACGTGGACAATGCCGCGGCGAACGCCAAGATCGCGTACACGAAGTTCCTGCTCGACTCCCTGCGGAGCAAGACAATTTTCGTGGACGTGCAACGCTCCGATTCGGTGAATACCGGTTTGGGTGACGCGAAGGGCTCCGACAAGGTCACCGCGCACGCGACGGGCGGGCGGATCAACTATCTGGCCTCCGGCGGCGTCCCGGACTTCAAGCCGGTCGGCACGGACACAGTCCCGGCGATGCTCACCCCGGACGAGTTCGTCATGAAGCGCGCCTCGGCGTCGTCCATCGGGTACGACACCCTGGACTACATGAACCGGACCGGGCAACTCCCGCCCACCGGGCAAGCCCAGCAGGGCGGGCCGGTCACGGTGAACCTGATCCTGGACGGCAAGATCATCGACACCCGCATCGTGGACCTCGCCGCAGGGGTCGCCGACCAGCGCATCCACGCCGCCGACACCAGTGTGCAGTACCAACGGAGGGGACGCTAAATGGCTGTCGCAATCACCGCCGCATCACTGGCCGGCGGGCCCTGCCCCCGGGCCGGTGTCACCATCACCGGGCTCGGGGCAGTGTCGGGGTCCGTCGTGTCCGTCTGGCGGAACACCCCGGACGGGCGGGAAGCGGTCCCCGGGTACCGGCGCGTCGCCATGGTCGACTCGTCGTACCTGGTGGACTTCTACCCGCCACTCGGGGTGCCGGTCACCTACGAGCTGGAGGTCATTTCCGGCCCGTCCGGGGTCGCCCGATACACCACCGCACCTGTGACGGTCGCCTCGGACACCGGCTGGCTGATGGATGCCCTCGTCCCGCAGACCGCGATCCCCGTCACGGGCCAGCGAGTGGCGGACGGTTTCGAACTCATGGCCTCGTCCATGAAAGAGCTGGAGTACGCCGCGGACGTGTCGGTGTTCACCATTATGGGCTCCGACAAGCCCCTGGCCCTGTTCGGGCAGCGGCAGGCGGCCCGCGGCGTGAACACCAAGATCGCGACCCGGTCCGTGGAGCAGAACGCGAAACTCGCGGACCTGCTGCAATCCACCGCGCAACTGCACTTCCGTCCCGCGCCGGGCTGGGCGAACCTGCACGCCGGCGGGTCGCTGTTCATCGCGAACCCCTCCGCCCGGCAACTGCCCGTCACCCCGCACTGGGGCGGCAAGCTCACCTGGTGGGACCTGAAGAGTGACGTCGTCGCCGCCCCGGTGATCAAGGTCCTCACGGCCACGTTCTCCTACGGGGATGTGGCGCTGATGTTCAGCACCTACCAGCAGAAACTCGACGCCCTGTCGGGGAAGAAATACCTCGATGACCTGAAGAACCCGCTGGGAGGCTGATGTGCGCCTGATCGACCCGGTCACCCTGGCCGCCCTGAACGGCTCCCGCCCCGCCGACACCCTGACCGTGTGGGCGTGGAGGAACGGCACCCTCGTCGTCCCCGACCCGTTGCAGATCCTGTCCTGGTCCGCGGACGACGCGGCCGGGGACAGTGTGAAGGTCGCGCAGAAGCTCACCCTGACCATCGCCGACCCGGACGGGTCGTTGGGCGCGTGGCTGTTCGAGGACCCCCTGTCCGTGGCCGGGACCCGGCTGCAGGTCATCTACCGGGTCGGCGGGTCCGGGGCGGTGAACTTCGGCTGGTACCGGGTCGTCGCCAACGACCCCACCGCCCGGACCGACTCCCGGGTCGTGAACGAATACGGGCTCGTCGAACCCGACGCGGTCCTCGCCCCGCACTCACGCCGCAAATACGTCCTGACCGGCACCGTGCAACTGGACCTTGTCGACCTGACGTTCAACGTCGACCAGGACCGGTTCGAGGCGCCGGAGTCGGCGTCCACCGCGACCGTCCTGACCGAGATCGCCCGGCTCACGGCCAACCACTTCCCCGTCGTCACCGACCCCGGGGTCACGGACGTGAACGTGAACCGGCTCCTCGTGTTCGACCGGGAACGCCTCGAAGCGGTCCAGGATCTGGCCTCCCGGCTCAACGCCCGGTACCGGATGGGCGGGGACGGCGAATGCCACATCTACCCGCGCACCACGGCCCCGGTGTGGCGGGTCGAGCCCGGTGCCGGGCTGGTGAACGTGACCCGGAAGCAGTCCGTGACCGGGCTGTACAACCGGTGGGTTGTGGAGGGCAAGGACTCCGGGGACGGTTCCCCCGTCCGGGCCGCCGCGTCCATCGACACCGGCCCGCTGCGCTACGGCCGCGCCCACGGCCGGGTCCCGTTCTTCTACTCCTCCGAAATGATCACCACCTACGGGCAGGCCCTCGCGTACGCGATCCGGCTCCGGGATGAGTTCCTGTCCACCCTCGCCGTCGAACTGGCCGTCGACACGATCCCGCGCCCGGAGTTGCAGGCCGGGGACTGGGTCGAGGTCGGCTGCCCCCTCACGGACGGGCACGTCGCCTACCTCCCCGGGCAGGTCACCGGGATCCGCCGCACCGGGGACCCCGTCCCGAAGCAGACGACCCTGACCGTGGCGTGCACGTACACCGACGTGACCGCGGCCCTGTCCCGCACCGACTGGGCGAAGAACCTCACCACCACCCTGCCGGCCCTGACCTGGGACCGGGTACCCGGGCAGTGGGGTCAACTCCCGGACCTGACGTGGAGCAACCTTGCCTAGGAGGCCGACATGTTGAAACGAACCATGGCGCAGATCCCGGGCGGCACGACCCGCCGCACCTACGGGACCGCGTTCTGGGACGGGAGTACCTGGTTCGCGAACGTCGGCGGGAACCTGCTCACGGCCCGGTGGGCGGACCCGTTCACCGCCCTGCAGGGCCAGAACATCATCGTCGACATCACCACGGACGAACACGGCCAGTCGAGCGCGTTCGTCGCCGGCGGCTACAACGACCAGCCCCGGCCCTCCACCGGCACCATCCTGACCCTGACCCCGGACGCGGTCATCGCGGGCGCGTTCGGAGGGTCGGTGATCGCCGCAGGGCTCATCGGCACGTACTCCCTCGGTGACAACGTGTACCTGGACTGGGAGTCACCCCAGCCCATGGTCATCGGGCCCGCCCCGGCCCTCGCGGTCATACCGCCGGCAAACACCCCCACCCCCCCGGCGGCCGGCGGCCCTCTGACCGGCACCCAACGGACCCCGGCGACGAAGTCCGACACGTGGATGACGGGCGGCTGGGGTGAGTGGGCGCCCGCGCAGCAGGCCGGCGGGGAGAACGTCTACTCCGGCACCCTCTACGGCACCACCGTGACCGGGTCCTGGTTCTACGGGCTCGGCAACACGTCCCTGGCGGGCAAGACGATCACGGCGGTGAGGTTCCGGCTCCCGCAGCGCATCGACCAGGGCGCGACGGGGACGGCGACGATCCACCTGTACGCCCACACCTCCACCGCCGCCCCGGGAACGGACGTTTCCCGCACCGTGGGCCCGTTCGACGTGTCCGTGGCGCAGAACGCCCCGCCCAAATGGATCACCCTGCCCTCCACCTTCTACTCCGCCCTGGTGGCCGGGGGCGGCATCTCCCTCGCCGGGGACCCGTACGTCGGGTTCGCGTCCCGACTCAAAGACCCCGACGCCGGCAAACTTGAAATCGATTGGATGTCCTGATGTCCCAGACCCTCTACAACGGCGCCGTCATCCCCACCAACGGCGACTCCTATAACTTGACCACCGACCTCGCCACGATGGGCGCGTCCCTGAACCTGCCCATCCCGGTCTCCTCCAAGTCGGCCCGGGACGCCCTCGCCGCGGCGGCCGGCGGGACCCTGCCGATCGGGACCATGGTGACCCGCAGGGACCAGTCCATGTTCATCGAGACGTGGGACGGGACCAACTGGAAAACCGGCGGGCACGTCGAGTGGGTCCATGCCGGATCCGTCGTCCCGAACATCACCGTCTGGGGTGTCGGCGCCCTCACCCAGGACTCGGCCCAGACCACGGACACGGCGTTCATCACCCACCCCGCATCGGATCAGTTGAAGTTCCGGGACGCCGGGACGTATGCGCTCACCCTCACCGCGAAGGCGTCCGCTTCGTCGGCGGGCCGGTCCTTCGTGGAGATCCAGTCGGCCGGGTCCGCGGTGATCCGCACCGTCATGACCGGCGAGGACCGGGGCGCCGCGGTGATCCCGAACTACCGGGCCGCCGCGAACGAAATCCTCACCTTCGACGTCTACCAGACGTCCGGCGGGAACCTGACGTACGACTTCCGCATCCGCGTCACCCGGGTCGCGTGATGGACGACGACCTCACCCCCCGCGCCGCGGAAGCCATCCCCGTGGTCCTGGCCCGCATGGAGGGCAAACTCGACCGGGTCAACGACAAGGTAGACAACATCGTGCCCCGCGTCGGCAAGCTCGAAGACCGGGTTGACGCCCTCGAAAACGACACGCTGGTGCTCACTAAGAACGCCGAAGCGGAAGAGGCGAAGAAGATCGCCCTCGCCCTCGCCCTCAAAGAGGCCGACGAGACGCGCCGGAACCAGTCCGAGCAGACATGGACGCCGATCCAACGGTTCATGGCGATCCTCGCCTCCGGCGGCGCCCTCGCGGCGCTCGTCATCCAGTACTTTTCCAGCCCCCACGGATAGGAGCGCGCCATGAGGCCCGTCGACGCGCAGTTCACCGACTCCCAGCAGTTCGGCTCCTACGCCACCGCCGGCGTGACCGGGAACGAGTACGGCACCGAAGTGCAGCAGCTCGTCGCCCAGTACGGGAACTACCAGCCCTACGGCCACGCCGGCAAGGACATCGCCTGCCCGACCGGGACCCCGGTGCACGCCATCGCGGACGGGACCGTGTTGTGGGCGGACTGGGGCACGAACCTGCCCGGGGACGACTCGTGGGGACCGTCCGGGTACTTCCGCCGCTGGGCCCTGTACAAGACGTTCCCGGGCATCGTGACGGTCATCCAGCACGACGGGTGGATCAGCGTCTACGCGCACCTCTCCGACGCCCCGCTGAACCCGGGTGACGCCGTTACGGAGGGCCAGCAGATCGCGCTCTCGGGCAACACCCGCTCCCCCGGCGTGTCACTGGGCGCGCACCTCCACGTCGAAGCGCTCGTGGATCTCACCTACTCCACCGGCAACGGCCTCATCTACGGCCGCACCGACCCCACGCCATACTTCGGCGGCATCACCGCCCAGGGCGCCATCACACCGCAGGAGGACACCTTGTCACAGGCAGAAGTCGACCAGATCTACAAGTTCACCATGACCCGCATCCAGCAGGCCCAGGACGCCACCATCAAAGCCATCCTGGACGAGCTGAAGCCGTGGATCCAGGGCAGCGACAACAAGACCGGGGACCGGGTCATCATGGACGCCCGGGCCCAAATCTCCGCCGTCCCCAATGCGGTCCTGAACGCCCAGTTCAAACTCTCCGACGGGACCGTGACGAACCTCGCCGGGATCCTCTCGGCCATCAACGCCAAACCCGTCACCGGGCAGGCCGCGGTCGCGTCCGACCCGCAGGCCGTCGTCACAGCCCTCGCCATCCAGCTCGCCAAGAAGTAAGGAACCCCTCATGAAAACCACCATCTCCCCCAAGGTCTGGGCCGGCGCCAACGTGGCGACCATTCTCGCCCTCGTCGTCACCCTGTGCGGCGCGTTGACTCCTGACTCGCTGGACTTCCTGGGCAAGTGGGCGCCGCTGGTCTACAGCCTGATCACGATCGCCGCGTTCGCCATCACGGCCTACCTGAAGACCGACTCCCTCCGGGACGCCGGGGTCGCCGCCTTGCAGAAGGCCGCCGACGAAGCCGCAGCCGCCGCGCTGGCATCCAAGCAGACCTCCCTTGCCGCCACCGCCGTTGACCCCGCAGCCCCCGTGTCGTTCGCCTCCACCCAGGCCAAGGTCGACGCCCTCCCGGCCGAGGTCACGCCCGTGTTCACCCCGCCCGCAGCCTGACCTAGCCAACCATTCGCGGCGTCCCCCTGGGGCGCCTTTTTCATGCCCCAAGGAGACGCCGCATGGCTATTACAACCACCCCGCTAGGCTTCCAGAAGCCCGACGGAAACGAACTGCTCCGCAACGGCGACAACGTCATCGCCGCGAACGGTCAAAAGGCCGAGGATCTCATCGCCGCGGACCGGTCCCGGATCTCCGCCAGTGAGGGCAGGCTCGCCGCGGACGAGGCCCGGATCTCCGGGGTGGAGGCCCGGACGACCGCCGCCGAAGGCACCCTCGTCACGCACGATGCACGGCTGAGCGCGCTTGACGTCCTGGGCGGCCTCGCCCCGGGGAGCCTGACCGACGCCACAGCCGCCGGGGTGCTCTCGGACCCGGCGTCCCTGTCCCACGCGGCACTCCTCGCCGCCCTCGCCGCCGCCTACCCCGCCGTCATCGCCCCGGCCCCCTCCGGAGGGGACGACACGGCGGCGCTCAACGCCTGCCTGTCCGGCAACCCCGGCGCGACCGTGTTTCTGCGCAACGGCGCCACCTACATCATCACGGACGCCCTGACCGTCCCGACGAAGACCACGTTCGACCTGAACGGGGCAACCCTGGACGCCCGCACCATCCCGGCGGGCACGGCCCTGTCGCAAAGGTTCGCCATCCGCTCCGACGGCGCCCTCGGCATGGCAGCCGCGATCTCGACCGCCCTCACGCAGTGGACGAAGACCGTCACCGGCATCTCCTCCACGTCAGGGCTGGCCGCCGGGGACATGGTGCTGATCTCCAACACCGAAGTCGTCGTGCCGGGCATGAACCTGTCCACCCGTGTCAAGGGTGAGCTGAACGTCATCTCCTCCGTCGACTCCGGCACGGCCGTCACCCTCATGCTCGGCATGGTGCTCGCCTACGGCACGACGGGCCTGACGATCCGCAAGGTGACACCGGTCGAAAACGTCACGGTCCGCAACGGCAGCATCCTCATGGGCGGGGTAGGGTCGGCACACAACGGTGTGCAGATCCAGTACGGGCGCAACGCCCGCATCGAGGGTATGAGCTGCGACGGGGCCGAGGATGTCGGCTTCGGGGTGAAGGCGATGCTCGGCGGGAAGATCACCCGCAACACCGCGATCAACTGCACCTCCAGCCCGACCCTTGGCCCGACCGGGTACGGTGCGTGTGTGTGGGACGGCTCCCGCCACGTGCAGGTCAGTTCCAACTACTTCGAGAACAACCGTCACCACGTCGCCGGCGGCGGCATCTACCCTCCCATGTTCGTCGATGTCACCGACAACCACGGGCGCAAGTCGCTCTCCGCATCCTATGACTGCCACGAGCCCTGCCACTACTGGAAGTTCAAGAACAACACGGCCGAGGGCGGCACGCACGGCATCTTTGTCCGCGGGCAGTACATCACGCTCGAAGGCAACCACGTCAGCGACATGAGCGCCGAAGCGTACGCCGTCCACGCCTACAACACGGTGGCCGAGCAGTGGGGCATCAAGATCAAGAACAACACCGCCACGCACTCCGGCTACGGCCTGTCCGTGGGGAAGGCCTCCGGCGAAACCCTGGAGTACGTGTCCCGGCAGCTTGTCGTCACCGGCAACGACTTCACCGACTGCGGCACGAACCCGGTCCGGGTCCGCATGTTCAACGTGGCGAAGGTCGGCTGGAACACTGTCAACGGCGGCCTGGCGGCCGGGATGCTCCTGGAGGGCGTGGACGCGACAACCCGGTCCAGCAACCTGACATTGGACGGCAACGACGTGAACCTGGCCGGCACCCACGGCGTGCACATCCGGTACGTCGATGACGTGAAGGGTGTCGGCGGGCAGATCCTGAGCCCGGGCCAGAACGGCTACCTCGTGGAGCAGTGCAACCGGGTGGACATCGGGCCCAAGGTCCTGAATCCGACACAGATCGGCATCCAGTTCACGGGGGGCACCGGGCACGTCCTGAGCAACGCCAACGTCTCGGGCGGCACGGACGGCGCCTACGACGCGCTGCGCTCCTCCCTGGACGGGGGCACCCTGAACGTGGTGGGCGGGTACTTCGCCTCGGCCCGGTACGCGATCTACCAGACCACGACCACGACCTCCAAGCTGAACGTGACGGGCTCGCACGTCTCCGACACGGTGCACGCCACGAAGGTCAACGACGACGCCGGGACGACCTACACGTTCGCCGGCCTGCTGTAACCCGCCACCCCACCATAAGGAGCTAAACCATGCCCACTCTCCGCCGCGACAACACCTCCGCGGGCTTCATCTCAGGTAACCCTGTCCTCGCGGCCGGGGAGCACGGCTACGAAACCGACACCGAAGCGTCCAAGATCGGCGACGGCGTCACCGCCTGGGCCGACCTGCCCTACAGCGGCGCCAACCCCACGTTCGCGGCACTTAATGCCACCTATGCCACGCAGGCGAAGCAGGCCAACGTAACACGCCGACTTGGCGCACTGCTGAACAACCCGCCCGTCGCTAACCGTGGGCTTTGGCCGATGACGCTCTCCAATGGCACGGACACCGCCGAGAATAGCTGGTCACGGCATATCCTCACCAGCGACGTCACAGAGGTTCGGCTGGTGTACGTGAACGCCAATACCCCCGCAGGCGTGGAAGCCGGCCCTGGCAACCCGATCACGGTCACGTCCTCGATCGAGCTGGCTGACGGCTCGATCCTGCCGGTTCCGTTCCGCGGCCTTCGCGCCGTCGTGATCGAGTCCGGAGGGTTTGCCGTCTCGGACCCTGTCACACTCGACCTCCCCAAGGGAACAGCCATCCGTTCCCGGACCTACGTCACCGTAACCTCCGGCAAGTGGCCCCGAGGCTGGAACGGCTCCTATGTTGGCACGCTCGGTGACTCTGCTGAAGTCGGGGCATCGGGCACCATCACGGACAAGACCCTCACTGGCTCCGTTGGGTCCGCATCATCGACGGCAATGTACGGCCCTTCCGCCATTATCGGCAAGGGCTCGACCGTGTACGACGTGCCATCCATCGGGCTCGTGGGCGACAGCATCATGTGGGGGCAGGGCTCCGAAGGCAACACCCGCGTCTCGCAGGCAGGGTCAGGGTTCGGCGCTGTCGCGCTGAACAACAACTTCAACTTCGTGAACGTGGGCGACCCCGGCGACCGTGCCACCATCACCAGCGTCCGGGCAAACCACTCACTCCGTTGGCTGATGCTCCAAGGCTGCACGCACGTCATCAGCAACTTCGGCGTCAATGACCTGTCCAATGGCGTCACGCTGGCGGACTGGCAGGCATCGGCCATCTCGATCTGGACTCAGCTCGTCGCACGCGGGGCTAAGGTCTGGCAGACCACCATTACGCCCGTCACCACCAGCACGGACGGCTGGCTCACCGCAGCCAACCAGACAGCAGGCAGCTTCGGCGCCATCAACCCGGCCAACCTCTGGCTCCGGGACGGGGCACCCATGCTGGCCGGCGTCGCAGTCGCCACCGGCTCAAGCGCGGGTGGCACGCTCCGGGCCGGGGCAGGGGGCCACCCGCTAACCGGCGTGTTCGACACGGCGCTCACGGTCACCACCGTGGATGGCAAGTGGAAGGACGCACTGTCAGTGGTGTCCCGCACTGGCCTGTCGGGCACTTCCGGCGGAACCACGCTGACCGCAGCAACCAGCCAGTTCACCATCCCGACCGACCGGTACAAGCGCATCATCATCCCCGGTGCCGGCGCGGCGGGCGGACTCTACGTTGGACAGATCGCCGCATACACGTCCGGGACGTCGGTCACGGTCAGCCCGGCGTTCGGCACCACGGTGAGCGGCGTGACCGGAACGGTATTCGATCCGATGACCAACGACGGCGTGCACCCGTTCAACCCCGCCGCGGACCTCATGGCCGCCGCCATCAACACCAGCCTGCTGACGCTCTAACTACTTGATGGCCTGCTGCCACTCGCGGTCAACCTCGGCGGCTCGGGAGCACTGACGGTCGCAGACCTTTCGGTCCTCGCCGCAGCCGTCGCAGGTAGTCGAGCGCATGGACTGAAAGAAACTCTTGATGATCCCCATGCCCGCAAGTCTAGGGCAAGTAAGGCCGGTTAAGTGCCCCACCCGAAATAAGACATCGGCCCCGTCCTCCATCACGGAGGGCGGGGCCTTTTGTCGTGCCCCCGCAACGGCTGCCGGCGCAGATCCCAGGGAGGTTTCAGGGCGGCACGGCTCTCGCAGGCGACTGTAACAACGGAACACTCCCCGACACTACGGAGCAATTTCCGGGGAACTCACGGGAACACGACACGCCCGACGGGGACGCAAAAACCCCGCCATTCCGGGGATTATCCGGAGTGGCGGGGCTGGGGAACACTGTGGGTCCTACCGGGATCGAACCGATGACATCCACGGTGTAAACGTGGCGCTTCTGCCCGTCACGGCGCGGATTTTTCGGGGTCCAGGGGGGATTCAGGGAGCCTCAGGTTTGAGTAGTGCGTCCATCCGCCCGGCGACGTCGTCCAACTCCTGGTCAAAGAGCCCGCTGTAAATATCAAGGGTCAACGCGGCGGAGGCGTGCCCCAGCATGCGCTGGACGGACTTCACGGACGCACCGGAGTGCACGGCGAGGCTCGCGGCCGTGTGCCTCAAGTCATGGACCCACAGCCCCTCCGGGAGCCCTGCCGCCTCGACCGCTGTGTCGTACTCGCGGGTCTTGAAGTTGTTGCTCCGGAGGTGGTGGCCGCGCTCGGACGGGAACACCAGCACGTCCCTGCCCCTGCCTTCGAGGCGGGTCGCGAGCCGTTCGGCCATGAACGCCGTCAACGGCACGGTGCGTTCCTTCCCGTTCTTCGGCGGCCCGATCACCATCGCCCCGTCGACCTCGGTCACGGACCGGGCGACCCGCACCCGGCACCGCTTCACGTCGATGTCTTTGGTCCGGAGTTCGGCGGCCTCCCCGAACCGGAGCCCGGTCGTGGCAAGGAACCAGATGAGGTCCGCGAACTGCGGGGAGATCTCCCGGGCGAGCCGGCCGACCTGGGGCACGGTGAGGAAGATGTGTTCCCGCTTGTGGCCCTTGGGCAGGTTCACCCCCTTCGCGGGTGAGGTGACGATGCGGCCCTCGTCGACGCACCAGTTCAGGAACTTCCGGAACCGGCCATAGATCGTATCGACCGTGCGGGCGGCCTTGCCCATCCCGGACACCCACGTCTGGACGTCGGCGCGGGTGATGTCGGCGAGGATCTTATCCCCCCAGTACGGCTTGATGGTGGCGCGGACATCCGAGCGGGTGGCCGCCATCGTGGAGGGCTTCAGGTGGACCTGCGTGTCCACCCACGCGTCGATGAGGTCCCGGACGAACACCCGGCCCCGGTCGGCACTGATGTAGGTCCCGGAGCGCTGGTTGTGCTCCACCCACGTCAGGTGCGCTTTCGCGGCGTCCTTGACGGCGAAGGAGCGCTTCCGTTCCTTGCCGGCTTCGGTCCACACGGCACGCCAGCGCAGGCCCTTCCCGTACTCCGGGGTCCGGGTCCGGTCCCTCCTTGTCCAACGGTCCTCGACGCGCATTAGCGCAGCTCGTGCCCGATGAGGCGCTGCATGATGAGCCACTCGTCCACGTCAAGGCTGGCGAGGTAGTTCAGGACGTCGGGGCGGGTGACGCACAGGGCCGCGGCGATGGTCATGGTGCAGCACTCGTCTTTCGCGGCGGTGAGCAGTGCCCGCGGGGTGATGAGCCGCCGCGCCGCCCACCGCCCGGCCCGTTCGCAGGCCGCGCCGTCGTCGCAGGCCGTCCCGTAGTAGGCGTGGCCGCGTTCGTGCATCTGTGCTGAACGGGTGATCTCGTGCAGTCCCCCCAGGGGCTTTTCTTTCAACATCGGTATGGTGCCCTTGCTCTGAAATCGTCGCCGATGTGGTGACGAGTGACAGGCTACACGGTTCCGCACTGTTCCATAATTTGTCAGAGGTATGTGCTGTACATGTGAAGCCCGCAGGATCCTCTACGATTCACCGAGAAACCTGTTTTTATAGTTACGGAATCGATATGAAAGCTCCGCGAGCAGTTCCTCATCCGTCAACTGGCTCGCCCGTGTTACGGGCTGTTCCGGCGCCCCGTTAATCTCCTTGTCCAGGTCCTGCCAGGACGCCTCGCCGGCACCCTCCTGCATGGAGGCGAGCGTCACGGATTCCCTCGGGGTGTCCGCCGCGTTGTCAAGTACTTCCTGTATGGAACCTGCACGCCAGCCGAGAGCCTTCTCTACCTTGCGCTGGTTGGTTTCCCACGCCACGCGGGTGCCTTTTTCCATAGACGCGAGCGTCTTCGGGTCGACCTCGGCGAACTTGGCGAACGGGAGCTGCCGGAGGTCTTTGTGGAGGCGGCCTTCTTTGATGAGGGCGCCGATGATTTCAAGTGCTTCTTGGTCAGTCACAGCTTCATCGTGTCTTACGGAAGTTCGGCTTACAAGTGGCGTTTATTCCGGAACAGTACGCGTTTGTGCGGAACTGACTACCTATTCGAAAGTATGTTCGAATCTTACATACTTGTTATTCATATGCCACTTTCGTAGTGTTCCCGTGTCGTCGTTGCATTCTTCCGCATTGTTCCCTATTGTTGCTTATATGAATCCTCCACAGAAGCGGCGCTCCACCCGCCGACACTCAGACGATGACCCCGCCAAGACCGGCCGCCTCATCCGGCAACTCCGGCTCAACAAGGAAATGACCCAGGCCGAACTCGCCACCGCCGTCGGCTTCAAACACCCCCACAGCATCGCCCACATCGAATCCGGCTACCGCGCCCTCACCGACGGCAAGCTCATCAAGGCCGCCCGCTACCTCGGGGTCAAGCCGGAGTCCATCCGCAAACCCGCCGTGAAGGTCGGACCATGAGCGTCCTTCAGGTCCGTGCCCTAAAGTGCGATCGCGGCGGCTGCGAAGCGACCATAGTCGACGCTGGCCATCTCGACGCCATTAGCGTCCGAATGGAGGGTGCCCGTAAAGGGTGGACCTACAGGCAGCCCGTCAAGGGGCCGACAGGCAAAGGCCCGCGGCGAAACTCTGCCGACTTCTGCCCGGAGCACTCCGGTGAGTGAGCCGCAGCGCCGCGCTACCCGCCGGAACATGTCCACCCAGCCCATCCCCCGCGGCATCATGGGCTCCCCGACTGCCGGGCAGCGGATCCGCTACACACCCCTGACCCCGGACGAACTCGCCCACATCATCACCCAGGCCCGCAACCAGCGCACCGAAGACGACATCACCGACTACAGCAGGAGGAAAGCATCATGAGCCCCCGGTTCTGGAGCAAGGTCGACAAGTCCGGGGAGTGCTGGATCTGGACTGCTGGGAAGTTCGCCGGCGGCTACGGCTGCTACTGGGACGGCAAGAGCCGGAAAGCCCATCGAGTGTCCTACGAGGAACATTTCGGCCCAATTCCTGAAGGTATGCAGATAGACCACACCTGCCACAACACCTGTTGCGTCAACCCCGCGCACCTGAGAACCGTGACAGGGAAGCAGAACTGTGAGAACGTCCGCGGCCCGCAGTCGAACGGCACTTCTGGATACCGCGGCGTGACCTGGCATAAGCGAGACAAGCGCTGGCAAGCAGCTGTGACTCACAACTGGGAACGCGTCCACCTCGGATATTTCGAGAGCGCAGAGCAAGCCAATGCCGCGGCCGTCGCTAAGCGCCTCGAACTCTTCACCCACAACGACACGGATAGGAACGCAGCATGAGAGCCATAGCCCTTGATGACCTTGACTGGAGTGCCGACGCAATGGACGCGCTCATGAAGGTCGCCGCCGAAGGTAGGCCATTCGATGCCTACTCACTCACCGAACGCGCCGAACTCCGCAATCCTCCATCCCCGGCGATGTGGGGCCCGCTGTTCCGGCAGGCCGCAACCGACGGCGTGATCCGGCGCGTGGGGTTCATCCAGTCCCGCCGCCCCGGACGTAAGAACGGGCTCTGCCGCCTCTGGCAGGTGGCAGCATGAGCCGGTCGTACTTCTCATCGGAGCCGGGCCGCTGGCGGATGTTCTGCGACATCTGCTTCGCGCACGACGAGGCCACATTCGACGCCGCTCCCCCGCTCCTTCCGTTCCATCAGGCCGGATGGTTCATCGGCCAACGCGTGGACGCCTGCCCGACGTGCGCCGCCGCCGGACGGCTGCCGGATGACGCACCAAATCAGGTGGTCCTCGCGGCCGCCGCGGAGGTGGCCGCATGATCCGGGTCTTCCAGTGCAAGGACGACTGCTGCGCGGTCCAGGTCCCCTCCCACAGATTCTGGTACGTCAAGACCCCATCCACCACGGCGACGTGGACGAGCTTCGAGGACGCCATCCGCGACGCTGCCGAGTTCGCCCGATCCATCCCCCAGGAGGTAACAGCATGAGTGACGCGAAAGTGTCCGAGGTCGCCGAGCATCTCGGCCTGCACCCCGAAACGGTCCGGATCATGACCCGCGGCGGGGACTTCCCCAACGCGTACAAGACCGGCAAGGGCAAGCAGTCCAACCACATCCGGATCCCGTGGGCCGATGTTGAGGACTACCGGAAGAAACAGCCGAGGGCCTCACGATGAAGCGCTTCACACGTCAGGAACTACTGGCCGAGTGGGCTAGGTCCGCCGCCGTGACCGGCATCCACGGGCCGTACGTCGAGGGCGCCCGCACCCAGACCCTACTCAGGTTCGCCATACTCCCCCACTACGACGAGGTGGCGTCGTGACGCCGGAGGATGAGCTGCACGCGGCGGTCCGTCAGGCGATCAACGACTCCGAGTCCGCGGCGGGGTCCCCGGATCATCTGCTGGACCTGCAGGCGTCGGCCGCCGTCGGGGCGTTGCTCCGGCTTGGCTGGATCAAGGCGGCGGGGTGGGAGTTCGCGGTGATGGACGGGGACGTGACCGCGGAGGTCGGCTTCAACACGGAGGGCCAGGCGCTGGCGTGGGTCGAGGCGCACCCGGGCGTGTATGTGGTGGAGCGCCGGCCGGTCGGCGTGTGGGAGCAACTGTGAGGAACTTCCGCACTGTTCGGCGACTCGCCTATATTTTTTTGCCTTTTTTCCCGTAAATGTATGGAACAGTACGGAACATCATGTAGGCTGTTCCCATAGCAACAAAGAGAGGCCCGGAAGCGCGAACTCCCGGACCTCGACACCATCACTAGCGATTGGAACCACACAGTGACGACATTTCTAGAGTCTACCCGGACCCCCTACCTGTTCGACAAGGACCTCGCCGCCCGCATCATCTTCGCCGAGATCAACCACTTCGCCGGAGAGATGAGCCTCCACGGCCCGTCCGAAGAAGAACTCCAGACCCTCACCCGGCGCCTGTCCTGGCTCACCGACACGGACCTGAAATGGTGCGACGTCGACGGCCTCGTCTCCTACGCCCGGGAACTGCGCACCATCAACGCCGGAACGCACCCGCTGCTGGCCGTGAACAACGCCGGCACCGTGGACAACACCGGGCACCTGCGCGACTCCCTGCTCCTGACCATGTTCTGGGAAACCTCCCTCACCCTCGGCACCATCAAGACCCGCTGGGAACTCTCATGAACGCCTTCCTCCTGATGCTCGCCACGATCGGCGCCGGCGTCTGGCTCGCCTGGGCACTCGCCGCGGACCGTGCCGATGCCGCCGCGGAGAACCGGGCCCAGGCCGCCCTGAGCCGACGAATCACCCGCCGGGTCCGCCGCCCGCTCCCCTGCACCTGCACCGGCTGCGCCCATGACGACGAAAGGCTCGGACTGTGAACGAGTGCGAACACCCAGCCACCACGTACGACAAAGGCGCCACAACATGCAACTACTGCGGACAGGACCTCTCATGAACGCCATCGAAGTAACCACCGAGACAAAGATCAACCACTACCAGCTCGGCCTGTCCGCCGCCAGTGATTGGAACAACGCCGAGCAGGGCGAGTTCCTGCTGGGCATGGCGGACGGTTTCGCGGACCTCAAGGGTGCCGGTCACATGCAGATCCACTACATCGTCCAAGGAGCCCCGGAGCCCAACCTCCGCGCCATCCGGCACTTCGTGGAGCTCCTCGCGGAGTACTTCAAGGATGAGTCATGAGCGCCTGCTACTGCGGCGGCCTGTACCGCTGCGACACGTGCCGGCTGGACGTCTGCTACTGCCCCGGCCACACCGACCCCACCCCCGACACCCGCGAGGCCGTAACCTCCGGATACGTCAACCCATCCCAAGCCCGCATCGCCGCGTGGCAAGAACGACAGGACCTGAGACGATGAGCACCGAGAAGACGACAGGACTGGCCCGGCTCCGCGAACCGTTCGAGCCGCACCAGATCAACAAACTCCCCAAGCCCTACAAGTCCGACTCCCCGCGCTCGAACTGCCGGGAGTGCGGCGGCTACCACGGGATGCCCGCCGTGCACCTCGACTACGTCGGGCACGCTGCCCTCACCGACCGGCTGCTGGAGGTGGATCCAGAATGGTCCTGGGAGCCGATGGCAACCGGCCCGGACGGGCTCCCCGCGTTCGACAAGGACGGCGGCCTGTGGATCAAACTGTCCATCTGCGGTGTGACCCGCCTCGGCTACGGGGACGCGCAGGGCAAGCGCGGCGCCAACGCCGTGAAGGAGGCGATCGGTGACGCGCTCCGCAACGCCGGTATGCGGTTCGGCGCGGCACTGGATCTCTGGCACAAGGGCGACCTGCACGACGCCGCCGAAGAGAAGGGCCGCGAGGACGTCCGCACCGCACCGGCCGGGGACGCCGGGGCGCAGGCCCTCGCCGCCCGCCGCCACGAACAGCCCAACTGGGACGAACTCCTGGAAGCCGCCAAGAACAACCGCGACATGCTCCTGGACCTGCTCGCCAAGGCCCGCGGCATGAACGCATCACAGACCGTCATCGACAACATCACGGCCGCCGGCACCGCGCTGGCCGCCCGGGCAGCATAGGGGATCATCATGAGCATCAAGCAGGACAACCAGCGGATTGCATTGATCAAGGCCTACCACGACGCGCTCGGCGCGTTCCTGGCCGACGCCCGCACCCAGCACCTTGAACAGCTGCTCGAACGCTACGAGGACGAGGGGACGAAATCGTTCGCCATCACCCTTCCGGACGGGACGAAGATCGGCTCCATCACCCTCCCCGAAGGCAAGCCGTCGGACAAGACCGTGGATGAGGCGGCCCTGTTCGAGTGGGCCGAGCAGAACGACGGTGTCGACGTCGAGCACGTCCCGGCGGTCCCGGCCCGTGATGTGAAGCGGGTCCGGCCGTCCTGGCTCGCCGCGAAGATCAAGTCCGCGATTGAGGGCGACGACGGGGAACTGATCGACGTCGAGACCGGCGAGGCCATCCCCGGCGTGCGACGCGTCCCGGGCAAGGGCCCGTCATCGTTCACTGTTACCTACGCCCCCGGGGGTAGGGAGAAGATCGCGACCGCGTATGTCCGGGGCGAGTTGAACGACCTCGCCGCCGGGACCGTGCTGCCCCAGATCGAACCCGCCCGGCAGGAGGCCGCAGCGTGAGCGAGTACTTGCACTGCGGGGTCTGCAAGCGGATCGAGTGGGAAGTCTCGGAGGAAGACCCTGACGCGACATTCAGCGACGCGGCCGAGCACCTGCAACGCCGACACCCTGGCATCGGGCTTACGCCGGGCATCAAGGACGGGCGCAAGCCATGAGCACCCCCACGACCAATCAGGTGATCCTCGAACTGGCGAACCTCGGCCGGCAGTTGGACGCGAAGCAGGTCGAGATCCGGGACCTTGACGACGCCGCGGTCCGGGCCCGGTCCCGGTACGAGGTGGCCTATGCCCGGGCGTTCATCGCCGCGACCGGTGCGGAGGGGTTGCGGAAGCAGACGGCCATCCTGGCGACGGAGACGCAGAAGCTGGACGTCGAGATCGCCGACCAGGTGCTGCGGGCGGCGCGGGAGTCCATCCGGGTCCTGCGGGACCGCCTCGACATCGGCCGCTCCCTCAACTCCGCCATCCGCTCCGAGTGGAGTGCGCAAGGCGCGGCACAAGGACTCGCGGCGTGAACGGCCGCCAGTTCGCCCTGTACCTCGCGAGAGACATGCACTGTCCCTGCGGCTGTGTGGGCCGGGAGGACACGTTCGTCCCCCAGCACCGCATCAACCGCGGCATGGGCGGATCCAAGACCCTCGACCGGCCCGCGAACGTCATCGTCATGTGCGCGGAGATGAACGGCCTCATTGAGTCCTCCGCGTTCCACGCCGAACTCGCCCGGGACTACGGCTGGAAGCTCTCCCGCTGGGGCAACCCGGAAGATACGCCGTTCTTCGACAGGTCCGACGGCACCTGGAATCTGATCGACAACATCTACAACCGCACCGTAACCAACAAGAAAGCAGCATAACCATGGCTAACGAAACCACCCTGACCATCATCGGCAACACCACCGGCCCCGCCGAGTTGCGATTCACTCCCTCCGGCGCCGCGGTCGTCAACTTCACAGTTGCCAGCACCCCGCGCACGTTCGACAAGAACGCCAATGAATGGAAGGACGGGACAACCCTGTTCATGCGGTGCTCGGCGTGGCGCGAGATGGCGGAGAACATCGCCGAGACGCTGGCCGACAAGGGTATGCGCGTCGTCGTCACGGGCCGCCTGACCCAGCGCGAGTACGAGAAGGACGGGCAGAAGCGGACCGTTGTGGAGCTGGAAGCGGATGAGGTGGCCCCCAGCCTCAAGTACGCCAGCGCCAAGGTGAACCGGACCCAGCGCTCCGGCAACGGCGCGGGCGGGCAGGCGCAGGGCAACTGGGGCAACCAGCCGGCGCAGGCCGACACCTGGGGCCAGGCGCCCGCAGGCGGCGGTTTCGCCGGCGCGGACAACTCGCCCCCGTTCTAGCCCCCGCACCATCTGGGACCCGTTCGGCATCACGCCGGGCGGGTCCTTTCGCGTGCCCGGGGATGAGTAGGTAACTCGGCACAAGAAATAAGTAGCGACACGCCCAATACTTGCGTGTCGGATGCGGAAGTTCCCGAGTGTTCCGGTAGTATGTAGGTATCAGCAAGCAACAAAAAGGCCCGCCCTGCGTCAACAGGAACGGGCCCACTAACCACTGATAAGGAGTGGCTTCAATGAATCCTAACGCGCCCACCGTCGATCAGGCAATGGCCCAGATCACCACCCTCGACGACCTCCCCGCCGTCGCCGCACAACGCGACCTGTGGAACACTGTCTACCGCCTCGCCGCCCGCAAGCTCCGCGAAGAGGCAAGCGTCCAGGCCATCGCCGACGCCTACGGCATCCACCGCACCACCGCCCACGTCCTCATCCGGGACGCAGCATGATCCCGAAGAACGCACGCGTCGTAATCAGCCTCTGCGACCTGACCGGGAACGCCGTAAAGCCTTGGGTCGAGGCCGGCTACCACGCGTTCCTAGTGGACCCGCAGCACATCACTACCCGCACCGAGGGGAACGTGACCAAGTTCGCCGGGACCATCGCCGACGCGATGCCGGTCATCGGTGAACTCATCCGCACCGGTAACGTCGCGTTCGTCATGGGCTGGCCGCCGTGCACCGACCTCGCCGTCTCCGGCGCCCGCTGGTTCCAGCGTAAAATGCACGACCCGACCTTCAGCGAGTACCGCGGCCCGAACATGTGGATCGACGCGATGCGGATCGTCGAGCAGTGCCGGGTCGTCGGCGAGCTCTCCGGCGCCCCGTACTTTGTGGAGAACCCGAAGACGCGGATCTCGACCCTCTGGCGGAAGCCTGACCACAAGTTCGACCCGTGGCACTTCACCGCATGGGAGCCGAAGGATAACTACACCAAGGACACGTGGCTGTGGACGAACGCCGCGTTCATCATGCCCCAGCCGGCCGTAGACATGACCCTCGGCGCACCCGACAAAGAGTTCATCCACCACGCATCCCCAACAAAGGTGAAAGGTGAGCGAGGCAATAAGCGCAGCATCACCCCTATGGGTTTCGCCCGTGCAGTATTCGACGCCAACCACCGGCCGGCACTGGAGGTGGCAGCGTAATGGCGTACACATGGAACGGCAAGCCCGAGCTGCGCGACACGGCCCCGGCGCCCGTCAAGCTCGCCCCCGTCAAGCCCCGCCCCGTCCGCGCCCCGGTCCCCCGGCCCCGCGTGTTTGACCCGTCCAAGTGCGGGAGCCACGCCGGCTACAAGCAGCACCGCCGCTACGGCACGGACATTTGTGACGCGTGCCGGGCAGCGAACTCCGCCTATCACCGGGCATGGCGTGCAGCGAACCCCAAGGAACCCGTAATACGTCCCGACGGCCGGTTCAGTCCCGGGCGCTGCGGCACCCCCCAGGGGTACCAGCGGCACCTGCGCGCCGGCACCCCGACGTGCGTGCCCTGCCGGGCCGCGCACACCGAACGGCACCGCGGCTACCGGACAGCAAAGGCGGCCGCCTGATGGCATGGTTCAAGATGGACGACGGCTTCGCGAACTCCAAGCCGGTCCTGCGGATCCCGCGCCGCTACCGGTTGCAGGCCGTCGGGCTGTGGGCGCTGGCAGGCACCTGGAGCGCGAAGGAAGAGACGGACGGATTCATCCCCGAGTATGTCCTGGAAGAGCTGTGCGGCACCCCCGGCGTCGCTAACCAGCTCGTGCAGGCCGGTCTTTGGGAGATCGTATCGGCATCCTCCAAGGATCCTGTCGGGATCCTGTCGGCAGTCTCCGACGATCCTCAGTTGCCCGGCTGGGTCTACCGGAACTGGAGCAAGTACCAGCCGACGAAGGCCGAGCTTGAAGAAAACCGCGAGAAGGAGCGGATCCGGAAGGCTAATTACAGGAAGTCCCAGCGGGACACCAGCGGGACAGGCGCGGGACAGACGGAGGGACGCCAGCGGGAGTCCGAACACCCCGACCCGACCCGACCCGACCCGACCCCTAAAGAAGAAGCTAAAGCTTCTTCAAGCGAGATCCGGGAAGACGTGAATCAGCTCTGCACCGTCCTGGCTGACCTTAT